ATAGTTATAAAAAGGTTGTATACCTATAGAGGCTTCTTACTAGACTACTGTGTAAATAAACATGATAATCCAACTAGGTATACTACGTTTTATACACTAGACTCTTTGGGGAGAAAATTTGATAGATATATAAAGGAGAAATTTAATGATGATATTGAATCCTAGTGCAATAGCGGTAGAACATATAAGGGAATTGATTAAGCAAAGGAATGGATTTTGCCCATGTAGTGTGAAAAGTACAGAGGATTATAGATGCCCATGTAAAGATTTTAGAGAGAATAATATATGTCATTGTGGTATGTTTATAGAAGAGGAGAAAGATGGAAATTGATATAAAAGGGTATATAGTTCTCATAGATGAAGAAGATTATGAGAAAGTAATGAAGTATACGTGGCAGATAGCTACTAGAGAAGCTAAAAAGGGTTTATATTACTTTTATACAGATATTTATAAAAATAATAAACCTAAAAGGATCATGCTACACCGTTACCTTATGGATTGTATTCCTCATGATGGTAAAATAGTGGATCACAAGAATGGGAAAACTCTTGATAATCAGAAAGAGAATCTTAGGTTTTGTTCACATGGTGAAAATATGAGAAACTCTAAAAAACGCAGAAATAATACCTCTGGGTATAAAGGGGTTACTTACTATAAATCAAGAAATAAATGGACAGCTACTCTTATGGTTAATAGGAAATCTATTTTTCTTGGATATTTTACAACACCAGAACTTGCATACAAAGCCTATTGTGAAGCAGTGGAAAAATATGATCCTATGTATGGGAGAATTGAATAGATGGTATTCAACGCAGTTTCATTTCTTAGGGATTTTGGGATAGATCATTCTTTTACAGGAAAGCACATCTCTAGTGGTTTCGTAGGAGTGCAATGTCCTCTATGTAATGATAGTTCGTATCATGGAGGCTTTAGAATCTCTACAGGATCTTATAACTGCTGGCGTTGCTCGACACAATCGCCAGTATACATAATCTCTAAGTTACTAGATATTAAGAGCTATGAAGCACGTAAGATATATTCCGATTATCTACAGTATTCCATACTCGATAAAACCGCACAGAAGCGCCATCAGGGGCTTGCCACTGAATTAAAACTACCTCCCGCTACTTTTACAGATAAAGAGCAAAGATACCTTGCTAGTAGAGGATTAAATAAAGAAATAATAGAAAAATATGATTTAAGAGGTGGTGGTGTTTTTGGAGCATGGAAGTTCAGAATCGTATTCCCTATCTACCATAATGGTGAAATTGTAAGCGCTACTGGTCGTGCTATTGACAAACGGGAAGAAATGAGATACTATACACTATCACCAGATAAAGAGATAGTATGTCATAAAACACTACTCTTAAATGAAGATTTTGTCAAAAATGACAGAATTCTGCTGGTAGAAGGTGTTTTAGACAGTGTTAAAGGTGGTGATGGTGTAGTAGCTTCCTTTGGTGTAGCTCTAACCGATGAACAAATAGCCCACTTGACAAGATACAAAAAAGTTGATATACTATTTGATAATGATGATGCTGGTAAAAAAGCATCAGAAAAGATAGCCAATATCGTGGCTACTATATCGAATACAGAAGTAGATATTGTTAGGTTAGATAAATATAAAGATATTGGAGAAATGCCATTAGAAGCTATCAAAGATTTGAGATTGGAATTAGGATTAGATTAAAGGAGCAAAAGATGAATTATGAAATAGTAAAACCGAAAGGCGCTCCTTCATGGTTTACACCGGGGATTAAGTGTAGAGTATGGGATAACCCACAAAGTGGATGTAATTCAACTATAGTTTGGTATAGCTTTGAAGATGAATACCCTTTTATTGATAGTAATGGTAATCTATGGAGAAATGCCGAACCTATAGAAGTATGGATTCCTAAAGTTGGTGAACCAGTTGCGGTTTGGAATACTACAGACAATTATTATAAAGTATATCCTTTTAATACTGACACTATCGGTAAATATATAACTACTTGTGGTTACTTCTGTAATATTGCAAAATACGATGGTCAACGTGATATGCGAGTTGAAGTGCTAAAAGATGCACCGAGGTATAAACGATGAGAATTCAAATGATTATTGAATTTGATTTACCAGATATAGAAAGCCCCAGAGATGAAGATGAAAAAGAATGGTTTTGGAATGACTTACTGAAAAATGAGCTTTTGCTTCACTCTAACTATATAGGTGATACTCTTGGTAGTGACTTCCTAAAAGTTATTGATGCAAAAGAAGTAGTAGTTTAATTAAGGAGTTAATTATGATACCGTTACAAGAATTTGAAAGACTAATGAAACCTATCTATGATTTTAGGTTGGAATCGAAAAATGCGGAAAATGGATTAAAACTACTATGTGGTAGTTACACAGACTTTGATGTAGGTGGTCGTTTATTAGACGCTTATATGAGATTAGTGCAAGAAAAAATGAATGATACAAACGATTGGATTACCACTTTTGTATTCGATTACGAATATGGTGCAGATCCTTACAAAGTAAAATATAAAGTGAAGGGTAAGGAAAAGTCAATATTATTAAAAGATGTAAAATCTTTGTATACGATACTTAAAGAAGGGAGTGAAGAATAATGGCGATTAAATTTGAACTTTTGAATGATGAAGAAATTGTAGCAGAAATTGGAAAATGGAAAAAAGCTGGTATTAAGAGAGGAGTAGCGATCAGGAAAGCACAAGCGGATTGGAAGTTAAACTCTGATGAAGATTTAGCTCTAGTATCAGAATATATAGACGAAGTTTATGAAAATTGTAACGATTGAGCAAGGGTTATTATGTTTACGCTTTTCAGGGGATGATTACGCATCTACATTGCGATTTGTAAAGAATACTTTAGAATTTGCTGTATTAGATGTTAGTGCAGGGAAATGGAGATGCCCACCTACTCCAAGAAATCTATCTTGTTTAACTAAGAATAGGTGGAACTTTTTGGGAAAAGTGAACGATCTATTTGGAGTACCTAAAGTAAAGCATAAAGAATTTCCTATTGTGAAAGTAGATAAATCATTACTACCAAAGGAAATACGTGATTTTCAAGTTACTGCATTAGAATATGTTTTATCTCGTAAACCTGTGTCCTTACTCAATATCTGTATGGGCGCAGGAAAGAGTTTAATATCCTCCGTATGGTTTAAGTACGATAAGGAAATTGATTCGGGCTTAATTCTTAGTCCAGCTTCCTTAAAAACTAACTGGCAAAGAGAATTAAAGAAATGGGCTGGAATAAATGCAGTTATATTAGAAGGAACTAAACCTAAAAGACTTGGTAAAGATGATTTCTATATAGTTAATTACGATATTCTCTATGCTTGGTTAGATGAACTCTATGGTAGATTCGATGCAATAGTAATAGACGAAGCTCATACTCTAGCAGGAGTAGAAGCCAGAAGAACGGTAGCTACGAAAGCACTTGTAGATGATATTCCTAATAAGATATTTCTCACTGGTACACCGATTCGCTCTAATATATCTGGCTTCTTTCCTATGCTAAATATGATAGATCCTAAGAATTTTAAGAACTTTGATCGTTATAGAGATAGGTACGGCAATCCACAACAGGGCTGGGGGAATAGAATTGTGTACAAGGGTGTGAGTAATGCGGAAGAATTACATGAGCTTATAATACCATTTACACTCACTATGAAGAAAGAAGATATACTCAAGGATTTACCACCTAAGAACTTTATTAAACTTTACTTAGATGTACGTGGAGATAAGGAATTTAGAGCTGAAAATGCTAGACTTATAGAGATGTATAAACTAAATGGTGATGTGATTCCACAAGATAAGAAACTTGGTGCATTGCTTAGAAGTGCATACATACATAAACAGGATTTTATCTTTGAGTATGTAGATGCTTTCTTGAGTGAAGGTAATGAAAAGATAGTGTTGGGTGCATACCATAGAGAAGTAATTGATGCTATTTACAATAGGTATAAGAAGATAGCGGTGAAACTATATGGTGATTGTACTCCAAAGGCTAAACAAGATGCTGTGGATAGATTTCAAGATGATCCTAATATAAGAGTATTCGTGGGTAATTATATATCTGCTGGCACAGGATTAACTCTTACAAGCGCCGGTACTGTAGCTCTATGTGAAATGCACACACCCTCTAGTGATCTTTTACAGTACATAGATAGAATACACCGTATTGGTACAACGTTCGATCAAATAAATGTAGTGTTTTTTATTGCTAATGGGACAATAGAAGAAAAAATAGTAGAAGATATAAATAGGCAAGAAGAAGATAAAGGTTTAGTACTAGATGGAATTAAGGGGAATAAGTTAATATGATACTTAGCATTAAAGGTTATACTTTTCTCATAGATGATGAAGATTATGAGAAAGTGATGAAGTATACTTGGCAAATAAATAAACAACAAGAGAAATTAGGGAGAATCTACTTACAAACACGTCTACCCTCGAAAGAGGGGCGTAAGCATATAAGTTTTCACCGCTATATTATGGGGTGTATAAATGGTGACGGGAAGATTGTAGATCACAGAGATGGTAACACTTTAGATTGTAGAAAGAGTAATTTACGATTTTGTACAAAATTAGAAAATGCTAGAAATTGTAAAAGAAATAGCAAAAATACTTCTGGGTACAAAGGAGTATCATACCGTAAAGATATAAAAAAGTGGATAGCAGGGGTGTACATAAAAAAGCATAGAATTCATTTAGGCTACTTCCCTACACCTGAACTAGCACGGGATGCTTATGTAGAAGCTTCTAAGAAATATTATGGTGATTTTAGGAGAACTGAATGATTTCAAGAGAGAAAGTAGATAATAAGAAGGAAAGAGAGTTAATTACGCTCTGTATCACTAATGATACTTTTCTAAAGAAGATGATCCCTATTGTAACACCAGCTCATTTTAAGACTTCTATGAGTAGAACGGTATACAACTGGTGCAAGGATTACTTCATTAACTATAATAAAGCACCACGAGGGGATATACAAGATATTTATATCTCCCATAGAAGCTCTATTAAAGAAGAAAATGATGTAGATTTGATTTCTTCATTCCTACAAAGTATTTCAGATTCTTATGAAGAGCCAGTGGAAAATGTAGATTATCTTATTAAGAATATGGTACATTATCTAACTGGTCGAAATTTAGAAAACCTAAAAGATATTATTGAAGGTGCGATTCAAGAAAAGGATTACACTTTAGCAGAAAGAGCATTAGCACAGTATAAAGAAGTTGCTGTACACACAATGCAATCTTTAGATCCTATCAATGACGATGATGATATTATTTCCGCTTTTGCTATGGATGAAGAATCTTTATTCAAGTTTTCTGGTGCTATTGGTAAAGTATGCGGTGATTTCAAGAGAGGTGATTTAATTGCTTTTCAGGCATTCTCTAAGGTAGGTAAGTCTAACTTCCTATTCTATACAGCGGATTACGCCATGCGAATGGGGTATAATGTTACATTGGTATCTTTAGAAATGCCAAAGAAGCAGATATTAAGGAAGCAATGGCTTAATTGGGCTAGTAGACCTAGATTTAAGAGTACGATTCAGATACCATACTTCACTAAAGATGAAGATGATGAGAAGTTTGTGATAGCTTACCATGAGAAAGAACTAGAAGGTTTTAGCCCTACAGAAGAATGGCTAGAAGGCTGGCGCAAACAGTTTAGACAGTATTTCGGTAAAGGTGCTATCCGTACTGTATGCTTCCCTAGCGATTCTATTACTGTTAAAGGTTTAATGGATCACTTAGAGAATATGGAATACTATGAGAACTACAAAACCGATATACTTATTATTGACTATGCTGATTTACTTCATAGTGATGTGAAGGGGGAAGATAGAGACAAACTTAATAATATCTGGATTAACCTAAGACGCTATGCACTAGAAAAGAATATCTGTATTGTAACAGCTAGTCAATCAGGTAGGGAAGCAAGCAAAGAAGATTCTAAGGCTCACAACATAACTGGGGATATACGCAAGCTCGCTCATGCTACTAGGCTTATTGCTATAAATGGTAATAAAGATGAAAGATCCAGAGGTATTTATAGACTGGAAGTACTTGCAGAGCGTGAGGGTAGTATAGTAAATGATCAAGCGGTGGTGCTACATTGTTTAGACATTGGTAAGTGTTGCTTAGATAGTCGTTTTTTACATGAGGTGCAACTAAATAAGAGCGAGGAAGATGAGGAAGAGAAACATAAGTATAAGAAAAAAGGAGGATAATATTGATAGTAAAGATTAGTAATTATGATGTGATAATAAAAGATAGAGATTATGAGAAGTTTTGTAAATGTAAATGGTATATACGGAGTAGAAATGAAAAACATCCATATTTTGTTACTAATATGAAAATAAATGGGAAGAATCATGCGGTTTCATTGCACCGCTACCTAATGGATTGTGTTCCGTATGATGATAAAATGGTAGACCACATCGATGGTAATACACTTAATAACGATACTGATAATCTTAGATTTTGTACAAAAACAGAAAATGCTAGAAATGTTAAGAAACGTAGTCATAATAAATCTGGGTATAAAGGTGTATCTTGGAGTAAATCTAGAAAAAAATGGCTAGCACAGATAAAACCAAGTAGTAAAAAAACTATAAACTTAGGATGTTACACTACTCCCGAGCTTGCACATGAAGCCTACAGAGAAGCAAGCATAAAGTACCATAAAGAATTTGGAAGAGTAGAGTAAGAAGGGGGAAGCAAATGATTTGTAAATTGATTAACTATAAGAATAATTGGGAAGAGGTTTTAGATTCAGCTCGGAATACAGCGAATAAAGAACCTCTAGGTAAAGAACCATCTAAGAAGTTTAAGAAAGAAATCCTTAAATCAGAACATTCACCGATTAGGAATCTAGTATTTACTTTTGTATGGGAAGATTTACCCTATTTTGTATCAGTGCATTTGAGTCGGCATAAAATAGGTATAGAACATTTTGTATCTACTTCTAGGACTGATAGAACTGGCATAGATAGAAACACTTTACCACAAAATCATCCAGTTACTCATAGGATTAAAGTAGATGCACAGGCTTTAATAAACATATCGAAAGTACGTTTATGTGCTAAGGCTTCTATGGAAACACAAATGGCATGGAATATGCTATTGGATTGTATTAAAGATATAGAACCAGAACTTTACGCAATGTGTGTCCCTTCTTGCATCTACCGTGGTCATTGTACAGAACCTAAGTCTTGTGGAAGAACATCTACAGAAAAGTTTAAGAAAGATTTAGAAACATATCAGTTGACAAACTCTTTCTAATGTGATACAGTATTAAACAAGAGGTAGTTATGAAAGATAAGAATGGTGTTAAAGTAGAGATAGGTGATTTAATGCTTGAAGTTAGAGGGAGTAGTAGTTCAAATAAGAAGAGGTACACCAGTGTTAGTATCTATGAAATTCCGTCTATCCTAGATGGTAGAGGGACTGTATATACTGTTAAAGGGGAATCTACCTATTATAAATGGGCTAACCCAAGTGATTCCTATAAATTAGATTTAGATAAACTACCAGAAGGATTCCTTTTTGCATTTAAGCATGGTTTACACTCTCTTAATATAGAAGATCAGTACATGGAATTAGATATACACGAAGCTATATCTAAAACAGATTGGAAAAAAGATGCTTTAACACCAGAGATTGTGGATAAACTAGAAATTATCTCTAAAATTGAAATTAATTCATTTAGAGATATAGCTGAAAAATGGGATGAGTTATTCTCATTTGGAAGAGTACCTGCTAATATAGTTAAAAAAGTATTGCAATTAGCAGGATATAGAGGGTCAGCTCCGGTAAATGGTGAAATTGGTATGGCTTGTATGCAAGATCATTTTGCTTTTTTATCAGTATTTGAAGTATTAAAAAAATGGAAACATAAAGGTATTCTGTTAGAAGAATGTATTAAAGCTGATAATGAAGGAAAGGAGGCAAAATGAACTTTTGGATATTAGACGATATAGAGTACGAGCAAAGTTACAATGTTATGAGTATTGCTGGCAGAGCTAGACAAGCTGGTAAAACAGAAATGCTAACAGCATGGTATAAACAAGCAATAAAAGAGCTATGCAAAATAGCTAAAGAAACGAATGTTCCAATTGTAACAGCGGAACAAAAATCATTAAATCTCGGTGAACAATGCCTAGCACAGGATTGTTTAGCTTCTATATTAAAGGGTATTGATTTTAGTAAACCAGTGCAAACAGAGGCGAGAAAATCCATAGAGACTGATTACACTTGGTGTAAATCTATAGAAGATTTCTTCAAAGCAACAAAGGAGAAAACAATGAAATATAAGATCGGGGATAGAGTAAGGGTAATTAGTGGAAAAGAAGCGAAAGAAGTATCAGGTGCGCCGAGTTTTGTATACCCGATGCATTCACTTTGTGATAAAATAGTTACTATATCTAGTATACGTTTTGATGGTACTAGATATACAGTATTAGAGGATGAAGATGGTTATAATTGGAAAGAAGAATATTTTGTAGGATTAGCAGAAGAAACAAAGGAGACACAAATGCCAGTATATGGAACAACAAAGGAGAAAACAATGACAAAGCAGGAATTATTAGACAAGATTGAGAAACTCAAGAAGGAACAACAGGAAATTGAAGCACAGTTAAAGAAAATGCCTAAATATCCTTGTATTAAGAAAAGTACAATGTCGGATATTGTAGTTCTTTTTACAAAAAAAGAAACAGGCACAGTGCTTCGTGGTAATGGGTTCTTTGATATTGGTTTTGTTTCTGATACTTGGAATGAATCTATATTTACTATCGAATACAATGCTTTCACAGTAAAGGTCGGTGAATAGTGGTATTTCCTAATTTCGTACAATTACATCCAATGGCAATCAAACCGATCTTTGGTAATAATGATTTTACTAATGCAGGAGTAGACTTCTACTCTATGCAAGATGTTACTATTGCTCCTAGAGGTCATGCAGAAGTATCAACCGGGGTTGGTTGGAAACCTACTAGCACCACTAAGAGTAAGTTCTATATGAAGATTGAAGCTCGCTCTGGTTTATCTTTTAAGAATTCGATTGAAACAGGTGCAGGAATTATCGATATGACTTATACAGGTGAAATCAAAATCAAACTGTATAATAATTCAGACACTTACTATCCAGTTTTACGAGGTGATAGAATTGCACAAGGTATTATCCATGAGATTCCCGATGTAGCGTTAGACCATCAGGAAGCACAGAAAGTAGATCGAGGTGATAAAGGCTTCGGGAGTACAGGGAATTGAGTAATGGCAAGGTAATCAAAACTGATATACCTTGTAATTATACAGTAGATATTGCAAGGAAAGTTTATGAAAGATTGAACTTTCCTCAATATCAGACCAGAGAGACAGTATTTGCAGTTATGAAAGTAATTAAAGAAACATTACTCTCTGGTGAAGCTGTATCAATACAAGGCGTTGGTGTTCTTAAACCCACGGTATTAAAAACTGATTTCATATTCTATAATGCAGTTACGAAAGAAAAGGTAAAGAGAAAGCCTTATTCAATGCACATTAGATTCAAGGAAAATCAGGGTATAAAGAAAGAATTTGCTGAAATAATGGGAGAAAAACTAAATGGAACAGAAGGAATTTCAGGAGAAGGTAGTAAAGGTTGATACACTTCCTTTTGGTATTGATAGAATTGCAGTAATAGCTAATACAATCCAGAATGAAAGCAATCCTTATTCTATTACAATCGGAATAGTGAAAGAAGGTTGCAAAGGCAAACTATTAACAGTAGATGATATTGAAGATGTTTACTGTAATTTTGTGTTTCCTAATGTAGCATCATTAGATAATGTAATTCAACTTTTCCAGAATTATAGTGATAACATTAAAAAGGGAGTTTATGCTTGAAAATGGTAAACGGTATTTAGTTACCACAGATGATTGGTTTTTAGCGCCAGATGGTGAACTCTATCGTGCAGTATGGGGTACATCCTCTATAGAAAAGATAGAAGATACTTTAGGTTTTATTCCTATAAGACCTTCTACAAATTGGTATATGAAAGTAGGTAATGAAAATAACTACATTATCATAGCTGGTTGTAAAATACATTATGTATGTAGATGCGAAGATAAACCTAAGTCAAATCATGCTGGTAAACTTTATAAAGACAAAGATACTGGTAGTGAATGGAATGAAGATAGAATTTATTATGCAGAATAAAAAGGGAGTTTATGGAACTAAATAGACTAGATTTTCTAAAAGCACTAAAAGCAGTATTACCCGGTATAGAGCAAAAAGAGTCTTTACTGGTTGGTAGTAATTGCTTTGTATTTATGGGTGAAAAGATTCATACGTGTAATGGCTATATGGCAATCTCTATTCAATTCCCCACAGGTATTGAAGGCGCATTACCAGCTAAAGAACTATATGAAACTATCAATCGTTTCAAATCTGATGTAGTAGAAATCAATAAGGAAGGTAATTCCCTCCTACTTAAATCAGGTAGATCCAAAGCCAATATCATGTTCACAGACGAAACAGTATTAAGACAAGTAAACAATATCTATCAATCCGATATAGAATATACAGCTTTACCTAAAGACTTCATGGTGAAAATGCACCAGTGTATCATTAAAGGTAATCGAGGTAAACTAGAAGGTGTATTTATTGATGGAAACTTAATGCTCTCTACAGACGAATCAGAAATCATTAAGGCTTATATTGAAGGAACTATTAAAAAGACTTGGTTATCTACTAAACTCATTCGTGAGATTATTAAGGTAAAAGATGCCCATTCTTATGCTCTAGGCTCTTCATGGATCTACTTTAAGGGTGATGCTATTTCCTTTGCTTGTAAGAGATTAGATGAAACTGTTTATCCTATTGAAGCACTTACTTCTTTCATGGATTCTTATAATAAAGAAACTATGATTATAGAAGGTTTTGTAAATCAGGAATTAAACGATGTATTAGCTTCTGCGGAAGTATTCGCTACAGAAGATGCAGGTGCTAATTTAGTAGACTTCATTGTAAGTGATTCTGGTATCAGTATTCATTCGAGAACAAGCGCTGGTGTGTTTGAAGATAATGTAGAATATGATTTTACAGCCAAAGAGAAGGTTGAATTCACTATTGATGCTATTAAACTTAGACGAATACTCGATAGTCATTCAGAAGTTCACTTTGAAGTACACAAACAGCCTAATGGTATTATGGTATTATTATCCGACGATAATGTATCATTCTTAATTGGGACTAAGTAATGGGATTCTTTAACCTCCCTACGAACTTTGAGAGAGGTGATGAAGTAAAGAAAAACAAACCAGTTCATAATTGTAGTAATTGTGGTCAATGGGAAAAATGTAATAGTCCTAAAATCCCATATATCGGTAAGGGTGAGAAAGGTATTCTCATTATTGGGGATAACGTATCACTTACCGAAGATCGCAATAACAATGAAGAGCATGGTGCTACTTATGCGTTCCTAAAGAGATACCTTAAAAGTGTAGGTATCTCTTTAGAGAATGATTGCTGGTATACTCATGCTACTAAATGCTATCTGAAAGGTGTAGATGGTAAGAAAGCAGTTATGGGTAAGAAAATGCAGTCTGGTTGTCATAGTTTGTTAATGAATGAAATCTTTACTCTCAAACCTAAAGTAATCGTACCAACAAGCCAAAGCGCCTTTAACATATTATTATACGATAGATTAGGTGGGCGAGCTAGCTCATCTATATATGATTATGCAGGGGAATGTATACCAGATCAGAAACTAAAGACTTGGGTACTTCCTATTTATGATGCTAAGATGGTACGAGAAGAAGATGATAAAAAGTTCAATAAATTTGAACAATTATTCATTAACCAATTATCTACCATTTTAGATTATGTAGACAAACCATTTAAGACAATAGATATTAGTGGCTGTAAGACTACTAAGAATGAAGATATTGCTCTATCATGGTTAAATGAAATTGAAGATTGGGATTTAGTATCATTCGATTATGAAACTACAGGATTGAAACCTCATAGAAAAGGGCAGAAGATTTACTGTATATCAATTTCTGATGGTAAGAAGTCCTATTGTTTCCCGAACTTTGAATCCAATACATTTCAGAAAGCTATTAAACGCTTCCTTACAAATGATTCTATTAAGATAGCTCATAATGCTTCTTTCGAGCGAGCATGGAGTCTAGTAAAATATGGTGTAGAAGTAAAGAATTTGATACATGATACTATGATTGGACAACATTGTTTCCATAATAGTAAACCTACAGGATTGAAATTCTTAGTCTATGCTAAGTATGGTATTATGGGATATGATGAATGTGAAGAATTCCTTAAACCAATGCAAGCGGAGAAAGATAAGTATGGTGCTAATGCTATAAACTTTATAAACGATGCTCCATTATGGAAACTATTGCAGTATTGTGCAGAAGATAGTCTCTATACAGTTTGGCTCTACCATGATATAGTAAAGAAGTTAGATCCAGAGCATCAGATGGTTGGGTATAAGTTCTTTATGAAAGCTATTCGTGCATTAGATGATGCTAGTCAAGTAGGCTTTACTATCAGAATGGATCAATTAGCTAAGGTAAAGAAAGAGATTGAAGATAGATTAGAGCCTATACTAAAACAGATTATGGATCACGATTTGATTCGTACTAAATGGGATTGGAATAAATCATTCAATCCAGCGAGTGATGCTTGTGTAAGTACGCTGGTTTATGATATACTCAAGTTTCCAGTAGAGGTATATACTGATAGAGATATCCCGGCTGTTGATGGCGAGGCACTATCGAAGATGGTAGATAAGAATGACTTTATACCATTACTTCTTGAGTATAGACGCTGGCAAAAGGCTCTGGGAACATATATAGGGCAGATAGAGAAAGAAGTAGTCGATGGTATAGCACATCCATTCTTTAGCTTGCATAATGTAAAGACTTTCCGAGGTGCTAGTCAAAACTTTAATGCACAGAACTTCCCTAAGAGGGATAAAGAAGTTTACCATGCAATAAAGAGTATATTAGGTGTGCCACAAGGCTTTAAGATGGCAGAGTACGATTACAAGGGCTTAGAAGTAGGCGGTAGTGGTAGTATCAGTGGAGATCCTGCGTTAATTCGTTATGTCAATGATACTTCTCTTGATATGCACTTAGATGTTGCTTGTGATATGTTCTTATTACCTAGAGAAAGAGTAAATAAAAGATTAAGGAATGCTGTAAAAGGCGCATTCGTATTTGCTGAATTCTATGGTAGTTTCTATGAGCTTACAGCGAAAGGTGTTTGGAATGAAATCAATATCACTAATGCTGTAGATCAATTTGGTTTTAATGTAGTAGAACATCTTGCTAGTAAAGGAATTGACACGTATGAGAAGTGGGAAGCACACGTACAAGAGCAAGAAAATAACTTATGGAATAAACGTTTTCCAGCATACCAGAAATTTAGAAAAGCTACTTATGCTGAATTCTGTGAAAAGAACTTTGTAGACTATGTAAACGGATTTAGATACCAACAACCAGCGAGTAGGAATGAAGTATTAAATGCAGTCGTTCAAGGTGCGAGTTTCCATATCCAATTATGGACTTTTACCGAAATTACTAGAGAGATCAAAGAAAGAAAACTAAGAAGTAGGTTAATAGCGCAAGTACATGATAGTTTGGTTTTTGCTATTGCACCAGAAGAAGAGGCGTTAATTGATTATCTAGTATGGCTTTATGGTACACAGAAGGTAAAAGAACATTTCAAATGGATAGTTACCGAACTGATGATCGAAAAGTCTATTAGTGAAGTAGATGGCGATTGGGCTTCATTAAAAGAGATAGGATATGTTAATGGTAGTTACTTTACAAATGAATAGGAGGTAATAATGAATGAAGCACTCACTATATCTGAAATAATTAAGAAAAGGAAAGAATTGGAAGCTGAAATAAATGCTACACTTCCGAAAGATAAGATACAGGCATTCTTAGAAGAAACTGGATTAAGTATACGCAATATTGAAGTAGTTTTTTGTGATGTAACATTAGCTAGTAATTATATACCTACACAAGCTATAATTGGAGTATCTATAAATGTAGAAAGTATTGATATTTAGCTACTTGACAAATATAACATAGTGTGATACTATGTTATTACCAGCAGAAAACAACGTGTAACAATAGTGTGGTTCAGATTGGTTCAATTCCAATATGCTGGTATCGGAATGTAAATTCCAAAGGAGACAAGATGAATAAAGATTTTGTATTGAAGATTGCAGGAATCGTGGCTATAGTTGTGTAGGACACTATGCAAATTGGAGCCATCTATGTGAAGAAGTTCAAACAAGTGATTCATTCAATGAAAAA